AGTAGATTTAGTACGTCAAAAGACAACTAATACTACTAAAAAGACTCTCGATCAGTTGCAACCCGTGGTTCAACCACCCGTTTATGATGATCGAAGACTTTACAATGAGAAATCATTCGACGGAGATGTATTAGTCCCCGTCAAAATCATCGATAAAGAAGTCCATGAAGATACAGGAGACTTCAAGATTAATTATCATTTTATGATGAGAAATCAAACTGATGGTTCTTCTTTCATTTACGGAAAAACTCTGATAAAGAAAGATTCCGAAGTGGAAAAGAAGGAACAGATCAAAGTAAGTAAAACTCAGGATAAGTTTAATAAACGATACTTGTCCCCAGCTAACTTTGCTTTTGGTCTAGAAGGAACTAAACTTCCTATAATAAAGAAAAAAGATATGGATCCAATTGAGAGACATGATAATGATGAGATTTCTGTTTTACAACAGGAAGAATCAATTTCCGGGATCGAACAGCTCACTGGTTACAGTGAGGAAGAGATCTGGGCGGCAGTAGCCGAACGTAAAAAGCAAATTGCTGAAAGTAAAATCAAATATTTGCAAAGTAGAAATACAAATTCTACAAGCTCTCAAATTGAAGAGTATTCTGGATCTTACGATCCAAGAGACGGTTTTAAAACCGTTGATAACGAAATTGAAACAAAAATGGAATCAATTAAGAAAGAAGAAGAAATTTCACAATCTGGCGTACGCCAAGATTCTGAAACTTTAGCAGCAATTGCTGCTTTATCAGCTCAAGTAGCTGAATTAACAAAGGTCATTACCCAACAATCAACGGAATTGGCCTTGCTCAGAGCTGAACTAGCCGAGAAAGATCGCGAGATCAAAGCTCTTAAAGAGCAACCAAAGCAGGAAAAATCAATTGCTAAAGTATCTGAAGAAAAATCAGAAAAGAAGGAAATATTAATACCTGTTGAAAAAACAGATAAACCATCTACTTCCAAGCTTCCACCCCCAAAGGGAAAAACTGAAGCTAAGAAAGAGAAGAAGAAAACTCCTTCTACATCTAAACCTCAGATGCCACCAAGATCAAATACTATGCCAGTTTCGAAATTCGAAGATGATGGTATTAACAAATTGGTTAACATGGATAGAGCCAAAACTCCTACTGAAAAGATTGAAGTTATTAAAAATACAATGACTTTACCGGAGGAAGTTAGATCCAAAGCAGTGAATCAAGAGGTTAGACCTGCTAATGCTGAGAGAGTTGGTGAAAAATCATTTGCTGAAAGATTGGCAGCAGGTTTAATCCGCTCAAAAAGCACTATTCGCTGGACGAATAAAGTTGTTCAGCAATCTTCAGTTCCCCGACCTAAAGGAATTCAAGAAAAAGCTTGGAAGAATATTCTAAAGCAGACTCCTGAGACTCTTGAAAATTGGGAAGCTAAGCGAAAGGTGAAGATCTTTGAACAGTACAAGAGATTGTTCTATGCTCAACATGTAAAGCTTGAATTACAATGGCAAGAAGCTGCTGTAAAAGCAAAAACACCGAAAGTTAAAAACGATTGGTTGATAGCTCCAGGCAAAGTTGTAGCTCTTCTGAGAAAAGAAAAATTAGAAGATGTTCTAAAATCTATTCAGGAATGGAGAAATAAAGCCGCTACTTACGTCCCAAAAGATGGTAAGATTGCGGCTGATTGGGCTAAAGTCCCACTCCCCTCTCAAGAATAAATTATGGTGCAACCACTAATTGACTTTATAGTTAGTTATCGAGGACAACCGTTTTTGATAATTTTAACAGCTATATGTCACTTTTTGAGTTCTCATTACTTTGACTCCCATACTTTCTTTATGTTAATATGGACAGTCATAGGATCGAGACTCTATATGAGTTACATTGGTATTGATTTGGTTGAAAAGATCATTAATGGTCTTGATACTATTATTCAAAAAATTTCAGAAGCAGCAGGTAAGCATTTTACAACTGCGATAAAAGAGGTTTCTAATGGATTGCAAGAAGTTGGGACTAGTTTAACTGCTGGTTCCGGCTTCACGTCAATAGCACATGAATTTACTAAACATAAAATCGGTTTAGGAGCATGTGCAACAACCCTTGCAAAATGTGAGAATGTTACCCAAGTATTGGAGGAAGCTGTTAAAGTATCTAGTCTTTTGGGATTGGAAACTTCAATAGTTAATTCAACTATTGGTCGAATAACAACGATGGCTGGACAAGCTATTGATCCAATGGTGCCGCATGGTTTGGAAGAGATGGAGAAATTCATTCCTCTTATAGCATCAACAGCTGCGATGGCTGATGTTGAATTTGGAGAAATTCAAATTGGAAAACACATGGATAGATTTGCTAGAAATAGTAAGTCAGCTGAAGTGATTTCGAAACACATAAGATCCGTGGCTGAGTCAACGGGTCTGTGTAAGTCTGCAAATTGGCAGATTTTAAATGATCTCAATAAGATGGTAAACGATCTGAAAGAAGACCATATATGGATCGTGAGAACGCTCGCTCTCCATGGATCACAGTTTGTTGCTCCAGACAACTACAAGCGTGTGGAAAAATATCAAAAAGATGTTGAACATGCATCTAAAGTGCTTAGGAGTATTAATATTCCAGAGATTAAAAATAATCAGATTGTAACTGAGTGTAATCATATTATTATGAAAGCACAAGATTACTTAAATCAGATTGAAGCTATTCGAAAGAGTATTGGTATTCGACCTTTACCTGTAGGCGTTTGCATATTTGGTGAGAGCCATATAGGAAAGACTGAAGTTGTTAATGAATTGGTAAAACGTGTGAAAGCTCGTTTATCCGAATTTCCAGCTTTGTTCGGAAATGCTAATGACTGGGCAAAATGGGATGCTAATCAGCGTGAGGAATTCGATAGCGGATACTGTGGACAAGAAATTGTTTACATGGATGATGCGTTTCAAGATAAACAGAATAAGGATCACTTGATGTGGTACACTTATATCTCATCATCCTGCGTTGGCACAATTCAAGGTGTTGCTGAACAGAAAGGTTTACCTTTTAGAGGCTTATTATGTATAACAACAGCAAATGAGCTTCCAACGAAATCTATTGCAGTGAGTCACATCGCTGCTTTACATAATCGTTTTCCATTAACTTACCATTTTAAGAAAGTATCAAATTTCCAAAAATGGGATGAAGGTGGTAAAGATTTCAAGCATCTTGAAATAAAACACGGTAGCATGACTGATTTTGTAGCAAATACTCCTTCACGTAAAAACGCGAAAGGGAAATTTGTTCCTGCAGATGCTGCTTTTCCATCATGTGATTTGCAAGGGATGGTCGATCAAGTTGTACAGAAAATGATTGAGAATATGACTTTTTTCAACTTGAAGATGACAACAGCCACGACAGTTCCTGTTGAGATGCACGGCCCTTCAGACGATGAAGATGAGGATTTTGAGGAGGATTATCTTGATGAAATATTCGGAGCTATCCCTGACGAGACTCATAGTGAGACATCACGACACGTTACATTCAATGATCAAGTGGAAGAAAGGATCATTGAGGAAGAGTCTGAAATTGTTTCTGAAGCGGAAATTGAAGAAATAATACCGATCGAGCAAGAAGTCGAAGAGGTGATTCCGGATGTTACAGTTATCTGTCGTAGATTGAATTCTGTGACAAGTGCTGGTACAGCAAACGACAATATTTCTTCTGATCCTGTAAGGCGAGCGATACGTATCAATCAAATAACTCGTGCAGTAGCGCAAGATATGAATGACGCTCTTAATAGAGTTGAATATGATACTATCGATAGTTTGGGAGATTGGGTTGAGTATCTTTATGATGCAAATCTACGAAAAGTTGATAAATCTGTCTTTCGAACAGAAGAAGGGCTCTATGAATTCCTAGCATCATTAGGTGCATGGCATATCAAACAAGAAGAACAACAAGCCTTCGAAGACGCTTTCGTGAGACAAAGGATTGTCAAATGTGTT